TGACAACCCTTTAGCCGATTAGGAGATGCTCATGACTGAATTTGAAAAAGCCGATGCAGATGGCAGCGGATCAATCGACAAAGCTGAATGGGACGCGCTGGCATATGAAGACCGCAAGCGTCGCTTAGACGATGAAGACGCAGAGCGTGACCAAAAGCGCAAGATGGCATGGTTCGCGCTTCTAGGCATGCTCCTATATCCTCTGGCGGTGGTTTTAGCTAGTTTTCTGAACTTAGATAGCGCGGCAGACATAATTGGTTCTATGGCCAGCATCTATTTTGTATCGGTGGCGGGAATTGTGAGTGTGTTTTTCGGTGCCTCGGCCATAGCAAAAGGAAAAGGCCAATGATCGGTCAACTTCTAGGTCCAATCACCAACATCGTTGGCGGTCTTGTCCAAGGCAAGATGGAACAGAAGGCGGCTGAGACAAAGGCCAAGGTCGCCAAGGCGGAAGCCCAAGCGCAGATAATGCTGTCACAGGCTACGTCAGAGGCCGATTGGGAAAAGGTCATGGCCGAGGGTTCGCGCGATAGCTGGAAGGATGAATGGCTAACAATTTTGTTCTCGGTGCCTCTGGTGCTTGCCTTTTGCGGTGAGTGGGGGCGTGATATAGTTGCGGATGGTTTCACCGCACTCAATGCCATGCCGGATTACTATCGCTATACCTTGGGTGCTATCGTGAGCGCCAGCTTTGGTATCCGTGGCGCAACTAAGTTTTTTGGAAGGAAATGACATGCAAGAGAACTTTGAACACTGTTTAAAAATGCTACTCAAGCACGAGGGCGGATTTGTGAACCACCCAAAAGACCCCGGCGGCATGACTAATCTCGGCGTGACTAAGGCTGTCTATGACAAGTGGATTGGCCGGGAAAGCACTGAGCAAGAGATGCGCGATCTAACACCTGATGATGTTGCTCCGATCTATAAGAAAAACTATTGGGATAAGGTGCGCGGTGACGATCTCCCCAGCGGAGTTGATTGGTGCGCATTTGATTGGGCTGTAAACTCCGGCAGTGGTCGACCAGCCAAGGCTATTCAACGTGCCGTTGCGGCAAAGCAAGACGGGTCAATCGGGCCTATGACCTTGCAGGCTGTGGCTGATAGAGACCCAACAGAAATTATAGAGTCTGTGTATCACACTCGGCAGAAGTTTTATGAGCGCCTCAAAACCTTTGAGACTTTCGGCAAAGGATGGACGCGAAGAAACAAGGAAACTCTTGAAACGGCCCTTGAGATGGCAACGAAACCTGTATAGAGAAATTGAGCGGGTGGTCCAACATTGTTTGTTGGTTAACGTGCTACCGAATGCGCCACCATTCACACGGCCACCCGCTCGATTATTTTCTAATCATTATTTTTCTTTATAGCGTCTTCGACTTTCTTGCGATGCCTAATGTTGTGTTCCATCCGGTCGCTTGACTTGCCTGTACTAATCACCAAAGTGACCCCAAATATTTTCTTGATTAGATAAGTGAGCATGGTTTGTTTCCTTCCTAAAATATAATTGCTACCAGGGCCATTACGGCAATGCCACTGGCAAAGCCTGCAAACGCGCCGACCGCGCCTGCAATCTCAATCTTTTTTTGCACTTCATCGTCCATCATTAATCCTCCGCAAACACTTCATTGCCTATCTCCAATGGCAACTCGATTGTTGATATTTTGAAGTCGCATCTTGGGCAACTTCTGCGTCGTTTAATTGTTGGGAAGCCATAGGCATCGTGCGCCCTAGATTGTTTGGTTTGCAGCTTGATATGGCCATCGCAGTGAGGGCAATGAGACACGGCAATGGTCATGTGTTACCTCCCTGAAATACAACTGGCTCAGACTTATCTTGCGGCTTTCTGGCGATTAGCTCCGCAGAGCATGACAAGTATCCAGCACCATCAATATAGTTGTCTCCGTGTTCTGGATTTTGCATAGACCTGGCGCACTTGAGGAGCGTCATCATCACGCCGACCTCATGCGGCTTAATCAGCGTGTCAAGATAAATTGACCACAGGTGAGATATGGCGGTCAGGTTGCTCTCCATATCACCATGCGTGGCGGCGCGATCCTTGGTCACATATTCCTTGGCAGTGTCCAAGATTTCCGCTCGCGTATATTTTGCCTTGCTCATTATATATTAACTCCCTGTTTCCTAAGTTTAGACGTAAATTCCTTCAGATCGCGCTGGGCAATCTGCAACTCATTCTTGATGCTTGGTCTTGCATCCCTGCGATACCGCTCGTCTTGCAAGCGATCCACTTGCTGGCGAAGGTAGGTAAGGATCGCCTGGTCGGCTGGGGTTAGTTTATCCACGGTTAAACATCCTCCGCATTTTGGATTGCTCTCTTTAACCGAACCAACAACTCCTGCCTTTGTAGGTTAAAGATTGCCAACTCAAGAAAGCCAACGTCAACATCTTGCACAAAGTCAATGGAATGCTGCACGCACTCGGCGGCGATCTTGGCTTGATCCAAAGTGATTGTGACCTGTTTCATTCGTCATCCTCCAATGGCTCAATCTTGCCATCGCCATTGCAGTTGTCGCAAGGTTCAATGCGATCCTCAAAGTCGCCATGCCAAGTGGAACTTTGGCGCACCCAAACCTCACGCTCAACGGTTCCCTCGCCGTTGCATTCGGGACAATCAATCTTGTCGATCATAGCATGGCACTCTTGATGAATAATGGCATGGCGAACAGAGCCAAAAGGAATATAATTTCGGCGGCGATTTCAAGTTTATGTTTCATTGGTGGTTCTCCATTTGTTTATACAATCACACTAATCCGTAAAACATCCTATGTAAAGCCTAAAGATGCACTTGCGTAAAAAATAATTAGGATGTAACGTCCTATCAAATCACACTGGAGGGTGACACATGAAGAAAGAAAGTAGAGTCGTGCTAACCGACGCGCAGCATGAAGCGTTGACGTTAGCGGCAGAGCGAGCCGGGATGCCAATGGCCACGTTCATAAGATCGGCAGCTTTAACCGCTGCGGCCAACGTAGGTATCCACGCTGAACAGCCGCGAGCCGATTAATGGTCAACGGGCGCAACAAGGGCGCATCATTTGAGCGGGAAGTTGCCAATATATTGCGCGATGAGCTGGGCATTGGCTTCAAGCGCGACCTTGAGCAATATCGCGCTGGCGCTCACGCTGACCTTATACCCGACGATCCGGCATTTCCGTTTACGTTAGAGCTAAAGCGATACGCCAGCGGACCCATCGGTGGCGCTCCTGCATGGTGGGAGCAAGTTAAAACTGCCGCCGAGCGTGAGCAAAAGATGCCGTGCCTGATTTACAAATACGACCGCAAGCCAATGCGATGCGTGATCCCGCTGGCTGCGTTGACTGATTGCGATCACGATTACACGGCAGAGGTCAACTTTGAGACCTTCTGCTTTATTGCTAGGGAGGCAATGCAATGATGATACCAGCCGACCAGCTAACCAATGCCGAATATCACGCCAAGAAAGACTGCATTAGCTCGTCTGATGTCAAAGCGGTCTATGGCAAGTCACTGGCACATTGGAAGGCGCAAACATTCAAAACCACTGAGGCAATGCAAATCGGCACGGCGGTTCACAGCTTTATTTTAGAAGACGGCAAATACATCGTGCGAGGGCCAGAAAACAGACGGCTCAAAGCATGGAAGGAAATGGAAGCCGAGACCGACGCAAAAGGTCAAACGCTCTTGCCAGAGGCTAAATATGACCTTGCGAGAAATATTGCCGACAGCGTGCTATTCCATCCAGCGGGTCAACGCATGGCTGGGCCAACTACAGTAAACGAGGCCAGCTTTTTTGCCACCGATCCCGACACTGGCCTAAAGCTAAAATGCCGACCCGACAGCTATTGGGACGCTAAGGGAGTGCTATACGATGTCAAAACGTGTCTAGACGCATCACCTCGAGGCGTGTCAAAGGATGTAGGGCCATCAGGCTATAACTACGCTATCCAAGCGGCTTTTTATATGCACACGCTCACGCTGGCCGGATATGAGGCCAATCAATTCGTCTTCTGTAATGTGGAGAAATCAGAACCTTTTGCAGTCTCAACAAACATACTGTCACCCGAATATCTTGAGTGGGGTAAGCAACAAATGCACGCAACCCTCGCCAAGATTGCAAAAGCCAACGAGACCCAAAAGTGGGACACTGGTTGGTCAGACATCACAAATGTGATCCATCTGCCGAAATGGCTCGAAGCCGAATTTTAAACTAGGAGAAAAACATGGCTAACAATGACTTCAAATCAATCATGGTGCGTAACGTGGAATTCAAATGGCCACGATTAAACGCAACCTATCGTTACAGCAGTGCAGACAAGCGCAGTGAAGAGTGCGCACCAACGGCACAAGGCGCTGCATACTCTATAAGTTGGGACATGCCAGCGGCTGACGCAAAGGCATTTAATGCCGAGTTAAAGGCGCACTATGAAAGCTGCAATCGCACGGAACCTTTTGGCACAGTCTTTGGTATGAAAAAGATTGACGATAATACCGTTGAGTTTAGAGCCAAGCGCAACGGCGTGAACAGGCAGGGCGAGCAAAACAAAAAGCCAAAGGTGATCGACGGCATGAAGCAACCATTGGCCGACACAGCCATCTGGAGCGGCTCCAAGGGCAGCATTAAGGTCACCGCCTATCCATCGTCAAACCCGCAATACGACCCACCGCAGCATGGCATTAGCTTACTCATTGACACAATCCAAATCACTCACGCAGTCTATGGGGCGGCTGATGAGGATTTTGATGAGGTGACAATGGACGCAGCTTTGGATGAATTTGGGCCAGCAACAGGTGAAACAACCACCGCACAAGTCACCACAGATGCAAAACTAGAGGATGATGAAATCCCGTTTTAAGCAAAAAAACCCCGGCGTGTGGTGCCGCCGGGGGAAACTAGGAGACGAACCAAACAGGCGTTTGGGAGGAGAAAGGTCCGATATGCAAAGTTTATCAAAGTCAAGCACTATAGGCAAGCAGTCTTTTTTGCTGGCGCATGGTGCATTAGATACCAAAATCAACGAGGTTGGCGCTGAATATGACGGAATCAGCCTCAAGCAAATAGCCGACTTGGTCAACGAGCCACAGGCCACTGAGAAGGCAAAAGCATCGTTTATCATCCCATCAACCTATCGGCGACACGATGGCAGAAGCCACGCCGCACAGCGTGAGCATGGTGAATACTGGATGCTGGCCCTAGACGTGGACGAAGGCGATCCATCGCTCACAGAGTTAAAGATTGCCGTTGAGGAGGTCACAGGCAACGCATCTGCGCTGATATATTCATCCTCCGGCGCAACAGAGGAAAACCGCAAGTGGCGCGTGCTAATACCTTTAGCAGAGCCAATCAGCGGTGCAGACT